CTAATCAGAACTGACAAAGTCAAAGAGTTCTATTGGACCAAGGAATGGCGAATCATTCGAAAGGTGCGTAGGCAGAGGGACAACAACGAATGCCAACGTTGTATGCGAGCAGGTCGATACACACCAGCAGACATGGTGCATCACAAGAAGGAAGTGCGACAGCATCCAGAGTTAGCATTAGAACTAGACAACACAGAATGTTTGTGCAATCCATGCCACAACCGAGAGCACCCAGAAAAACTCAGCGGCTATCATCGTCGAAAATTCGACAACAAGGAACAGTGGTAAGCCCCCCGGGTCAAACCAAATGGCTTTTCTAAAGGGGAAACGTGCAACGGGAAGGGGTACCTTGGAAAAGATATCTAGCGAAATTTTATCAAGAACAAAAAAACTCACATGAAAGGAGAAATATGGCTGGTTTTTTAGAATATCCAGAATTTGACTGGGAACGCCCTTTGGTTGCTCAGAAAAAATATGTTAAGTCTCGTGATGATTTACGAATTAAGCTGATTCGCATTTTGCAGGAGCGTAAAAAATATGAGGAGCCATTTAAAGATTTAGTTGAGCAGTATATTTCCCTGTGGGAGACGTCTCAACTTTTAAGACAGGATATAAAGTTGAATGGCATACGTATTGATGGTAAGAAAAATGATTCCGTATCTCTCCAAGTCAATGTCAATAAGCAGATGATGGTCATGCTTGAAAAATTAGGAATCGAAGCTAAGGAATTGAAGTCCGAGGATGGCGAAGACATTTAATTTTACCAGCGGAACTTCCCACATTGACGACTGGTTGAGAGATATTGTTACAGAGAAATATCCTGTCTGTAAGGAAATTAAGCAGCTGGCGGATTTGGTAATTGCTGCCATTTCTGATCCAGAAATTTATGTTGATGTAAAAAAAGCTGATAGTGTTGTTGATTTTATCAACAAATATCGCCCATATAAGCTACAGCCTCCGCAACGATTTATTCATGCGGCAGTTAATGCTATCCGTTGGAAGAGCGATGACAGTTTGGTATTTCCCGAGCTGTTTTTATTATGTGCTCGTGGATTTGGTAAGAATAGTATTGCTTCGGATGAGGCTTTTTTTAAAACTAGCAATCGAAACGGTATTCGCGAGTACAATGTGGATATTGTTGCCAATAGCGAGGCTCAGGCTAAGACATCATTTGATGATGTCTACAATACGATTAAAGACCATGCTGTTTTGCAGAAGGCTTACAAGTTTTCCCAGACCTTAATTACTTTTATCAAATCTAGGTCTAAGATTAAATACCACACCTCAAATGCACGGACCAAGGATGGTCTTCGTCCTGGTTTGGTTATCTTTGATGAATTACATGAGTATTTGAATTATGACAATATCAATGTCTACATCAACGCTCTTGGTAAGGTTGCGGATGCTTCTGTGATGTATCTAACGACGGATGGTAAGGTTCGTGGTGCGGTACTGGATGATTACAAGCAGACTGCTAGGGATATTCTTTCAACTTGCGACTATCGTGCTGGGATGTTACCGATTTTGGCTAAGATTGATGCGTTTGAGGAATGGGAAGATGAGCTTGCTTGGATAAAGGCTAATCCGATGTTGCCATACTTGCCAACATTGCTGAAAGAGTATAGGAAAGCCTACAAGCGTGCTTTACGTAGCAAGGAGCTATTCCTAGACTTTATTACTAAGCGATGCAACTTCCCACTAGAAGATACGACTCATGCAGTAGCTGAGTGGGATGATATCGTGGCAGCAAGCAGACCGTTACCAGATGATTTGGAGGGGATGGAGTGTGTGGGTGCAATTGACTATGCGGATGTTCGGGACTTTATCGGTGTAGGTCTCTTGTTTAGACGAGGGAAGATGCGGTATTGGTTACATCATACTTTTATTGTCTCAGAGGCTTTGAAAATCCAAGATTTTAAGATGGATTTTACAATTCCACAACATGAAGGACTTGTTACGATAGTTCCTGGAAAGGTTATGGATCCTAAGTATGTGGCTGATTGGTTTGTGAAGATGGCTGAGAAGTACAAGATTGTCAATATAGCGATGGATGATTTCCGAAAGGCACCAGTCAAAGAAGCGTTTGAAAATGCTGGATTGCCTATAGAAGTGGTTCGTAGTGGAGCTATTACTCACTCAAGGCTTGCCCCTACAGTTGACATGATGTTTGCGAATCATGAAATTGTATTTGGAGAAGACCGTATGATGCGGTGGTACACAAATAATGTCTATGTTGATGTTGATGGTAAAGGGAATAAGACTTACAAAAAGATTGATCCAGAGAGGAGGAAGACAGATGGTTTTATGGCTTTGATTCATGCGATGTCAATTGAGGAACAGTTGGAGAAGAAGACTGTAAAAATCAATCGCAGATTGCGTAGTTTTACACGATAGGGGTTTTATATGTCTAAGCGAATTAAGAAAAAATATCGTCCATTTGTTTTGATTTGGAAAACGCTTGATTATCTAAATAGGAAAGTGGAGCGGTTGTTTGAGCTGCAATTTCGTAATGATGAGCGTTTTGAAGAGTTGGAGAAGCGTTGTTGCAAGAATGCTGAAAGCACTAACGCTGAATTTTCAGCTCATTTGAAACGGATTGAGAAGTTAGAAAAAGAAGTCGAACGATTGAAGCGTCCCTGGTACAAGCGTAAGTAAGTCACTGATTAGAAAAGGAGGTGGTCCAGTTGGGGTGGTTAAATAATTTCTTTGGTTTTTTCGCCCGAGATGGTACTGTGAAGAAGGTTAGTCGTAAGGAGTTGGAGGCAGCGGTTCGTCGGTCTGGTCAGCGAGTGCAGTTTATGGAATTTGCTCTGCAGATGTGTATTGACAAGATAGCCAATGCTTTGTCTTTGGCCAACTATGAGACTTACAACAAAGGTAAGATTCAGAAGGGAGATATTTGGTATCGGTTTAATTATGAGCCAAACCAAAATCAGACCCAGAATGAATTTCTTGCTGCTTTGATTGGTCAGATGGTCAAGAACTCAGATGGTGCTTTGGTTTTGATGCACAATGGTGAGTTCATTCTTGCGGAGAGCTTTGAAATTGACAAGAAAGCCTTTCGTCAAAATGTTTACAAGAACATCACGGTTGCTGGTGGACTGCAGTTGAATGCTGTCTATCAGGAAGAAGATGTTTTGCATTTTACCATGAATGATTCTAAGGTAAAAGGTTACTTGGATGACCTGTACTCGGAATATGGGAAGTTGATTGGTGGAGCGATTCGCAATTACAATAGGGGAAACGCTTTGAAACTTGGTCTGAATATTGGTACCTTATTTGACCAGAAATACGGAAAGGCTGTAGTTGAGGTAGATGATGAAGGTAACGAGACAACGGAATATGATCTTATCATGGATGAGATGTATGAGAAGCGGTTTGCTGCTGTACTTTCTGATGAAGACTCAATCACTCCTTTAGAAGAAGGGCTTGAAATATCTAGTCTCGTTCAGACCAGTGCTAATACTAAAAGTGGGGCAGTAACCACTCGTGATATTTCCGATGTCATCATGGATGTTGTCCACTATGCTGCTGACGCTTTCTCGATTCCTCGTGGAATCATGAAAGGTGATGTGGCAGATGCAGAGGCGATTCGTGATAACTTTGTCAATTTCGGTGTACGTCCATGGGCTGATGCGATTGAAACGGAAATTAATCGCAAGCTATACGGTAAGAAACATCTGGCTGTTGGCTCAAAATTTAAGATACAGACGAACACAATCCTAGTTTACAGCGCAGAGAAATTTGCTGCGGCTGGTGAGGCTTTGTTCCGAATAGGTGCTCTCAGTACAAACGAATTGAGGGATAAACTGGGAGAAGAGCCGATTGATGAGTCTTGGGCTAATCAATACTTTGTATCATTAAACTATGCTAGGGCTGATGGCTCTGGTGATAATCAAAAGAAAGGAGAAAAGGAAACTAGTGACAAAACAAATTCCGTTTAAATTTGAGGCATCTGTCTCAAATGACGATAAGGCTGTATTATACCTACACGGTACTGTTGGTGGTTACTGGGAAGAGATTAACTTCGAGGATGTCCGAAATGCTTTAGCAAGTTTCCAAGGAAATGAAATTGAGGTACATATCAATTCTTACGGTGGTGATATGTTTGAGGGAATTGCAATCAAGAATTTCTTTAGTCAGCGTAAAGAGACTGTGACGGTGATTATTGATGGTTTGGCTGCAAGTGCCGCATCTATCATTGCTATGGGTGCTGACAAGATTTTGATGCCAAAAGATACGCAGTTGATGATTCACAATCCATGGACATTTGCCTATGGCAATGCCAAGGAATTGCGTAAGGTGGCTGACGATTTGGACAAGGCCCAGGTATCTGTTGAAGAGACCTACCTTAAGCGTTTTAAGGGCGACAGAGAGGAGTTGAAAGCTCTTCTTGATGAGGAGACTTTCCTCACGGCTGATGAAGCAGTTACCTTGGGGCTTGCTGATGGTATTTATGGCGAAGGTGAGCCAGAAGAAGTGTCTAATGACGCTGAAAACAATGTCCTAGATAGCCTTATGGCTAAGTATGGGACTGATGAACATGAGGATAAGGGAAAGCGAAATATTGAACGCTTTGCCTTTTTATTTACACAAAAAAGAGGAGAACAATAATTATGTCATTGATTAACAACGATTTGAAGACAAACTTTGCTGAAGCTCGCGAACAATTGTTTGCTGCTTTGCGAACAGATAACGAACAGGAGCAGAAAAAAGCCTTTGAAAACTTTGTTACAGGTTTGGAAGCTAATGTATCTGAACAAGTTAAGGCTGCAGCAGCAGAGTTCCAAGAAGGGGTGCAAGATGAGTCTATCCTTGCCGAACGTGGACTTCGTCGGAAATTGACATCCGCTGAACGTAAATTTTTCAGTGAAGCAGCCCAAAAACAAAAAATCACTGGTTTAGATCAGATGTTCCCGGAAACTATCATTGAAGATGTGTATCGTAATTTGGTACAAGAACACCCTCTGTTGTCTTTGATTGATATGCAGGTTGGCGATGTGAAAACTGCATTTATTTACGGTGACTCGACTAAGAAACGTGCTTTCTGGGGGACTATTCCTGCGGATATCCAACAAATTCTTTTGGATTCGTTCAAACGATTGGATATTTCTCAATCACAACTTTCTGGCTATATTGCAGTTCCGAAGGGCTACTACAAACTTGGTCCATCTTGGTTGGCTAGTTATGTCATCACATTCTTGCAAGAAGTAATGGCAGCATCTCTTGAAGAGGCTGTTGTAAATGGTGACGGTAAAGAAAAACCTTTAGGCATGATGCGCAAACTCTCAGGAGATTCTGGTGGTGTCTATCCGGAAAAACAGGCCATCGAATTAGCTGATTTGACACCATCAACTCTTGCTGGTATTCGTGCTGCACTTGCTAAAGCTAAAACAGATAACGGCCAAGTAGCTGTGCTAGTTAATCCGATGACCTACTGGTCGAAGGTATTTCCAAAACTTGCTTTCAGAACTGATGCAGGGGTATGGGTAACAACCCAACTGCCGACTGGAGAGACAATTATTCCATTGCATGCTGTTACAGAAAACAAGCTCGTTTTTGGTGTTCCGCATAACTACTTACTAGTTGTTGCAGGTAGCGTTGAAATCCAAGAATACCGTGAGACTCTAGCACTTCAAAATCTTGATTTGCACATTGCTCAATTCTTTGGTAAAGGGATTGCCAAGAACGAAAATGCTTTCTTTGTAGCAGATATTTCTAGTGTTGCAGGTGCGACAATCCCAGATTTGGAAGGTCCAGCTGCTATCGTCAAAGAAGATACTATTAATCCTAAGGTATCTATTTAGTGAAGGGGGGGAATAAAACATGGAATTGATTAAAGTTGAAGTAACGGAAGAATTTTTCGATAAGGTCGCTCAGCTTGACCGTGCTGTTGGGGATGTCTTCGAGGTGGATGCCGAACGCCTCGAAGTCCTCTTGGGTGAAAATAGTGAAAAGCGTGCATTTGTCAAGGTATTGGAAGAAAGTGAAGCTGAAACAGACTATAGCAAGTTAAAAACAGACGATATCAAGGCTTTACTGACTGAAAAAGGTATTGAATTTGACAAGGCAGCTAAGAAGTCTGATTTGATTGCTTTATTGACTGCTGCAGAGTAGCTGGAGGTATCTAGGTGAGCGAAGATTTGAGTAGTGAGCTTCTTGGACCAATAAAGTTGCACTTGCGTGTGACGTGGGAAAGTCAAGATAGTGAGATTAAGGAATACATCGAAGAAGGGATAGCCTATATTGATGGTATCTGCGGTGAGTCAGACTACTCTGTATCTGGCTTGCCTAGGATACTGCTGAAAGCCTACTGTCGTAGGGCTTGGTCTGGGAATACTTCCATGTTCGAGGAAGATTACAGAAGACAGTTATTGCGTCTCCAACATGAAAATGGTGTGAGGCGATTGAGGAGGAAGGGTAATGAGTAAACAAGGTGATTATCAACCACTCAATGATGGACTGCTTGAATATGGAGATTTGACCACCAAGCGTGACAAGAATACGGCTAAGAAAATCGGTGAAGAGTTGACGACTCGGGGGAGATTGTACTTTGGTTACAAGTCTATTGTAGCCAAATATGATAGCTACCTGGTGTCAAATCTATCTGCAGTAGATATCAAGGTCCAATGTTACTATGTGCAAGACTTCCAGAAGTCGCATAAGGTTCGGATAAAGGATGAACTTTTCGCGGTTGAGTCGGTGGATGTTGATAATCGGCAGGAGTATATGTATCTATTTCTGAGAAAGGTAGGGTACTGGGATGGCGGAAATTATATCCAAACCTCTGGATCTAAGTAGGATTGTCGATGTGATTCGTGGGACTGGTTTCCCTTGCTTTGGTTTAGATATGGGGAGGGACGAGGTTGCAGACAACCCGTCCTTCTTTCTGTACTCTGATGATGGTGGATTGACACCTGGTACACATGCTAATCAATACAAGCGGGCTTTCACAGTTATGTTTGTTACTCGTGAGAGGGCTAGCTTTGATGATGTTGGTCTGATTGAGCGGTTGAAAGACTGTCGGTTGATTTTTGATAACTCTGAAATTGACAAGGGTAACTTGGTTAATACAGATGAGCAGGTGACGGCTACGACGCTTAATTTTCACCAATTGATTCGGATAGAGAGGTAGTTTTATGGCAAATAAAGCTACTCTTGATTTTTCTGGCTCTACCAAACTGGCTGAGGCTATGGCAAAGATTCCGAGTAAGTCGGAGGAAGTTGTCAATCGTGTCTTGCTTGTTCGGGGAACCAAGGAAGTGATGCAAGCTATCATTGGTTTTATGCCAGTCAGTAAACGAGAAAAGAAGCATGCTAAGTATTCTAATCCACTTAAAGAACGGATGTTTAATTTGGGCTTTGATATTGTAGCTAAGGGTGGTGCTGCTAAGAATAAGGGGTCATTTGGGTACCTGGTCTTTCCTAACGAGGGAAGAGGAACTCATAATCCAATTGCACAAGCGTTCTTTGAGCGTGGTTTGGCATCTCGTGAAGAAATTATCTTGGACTATGTTATTGACGAACTGGTCCGAGTACAGCAAGAATTATTAACGACGTAAGGAGAAAGAAATGTCAAAAGTATTTGATGTATTGCAAGATTTTGAACAATTTGAAATTACCAACGGTCAGTTTCGTCCATTGGTAAGTGGTCAGTTAACTACGGCTGAAAGACTAGGTTGTACAGGGTCTATCTCGGTAGAGGCGGAAAGTAAGATTGTCACTAAGAAATGTGAGGGGAATGTTACCAAGGAAGTCACAATTATTCAAAAATTGAACGCAACTGTCTCAATGCATATGCCTGTAGCTATTTTACGGAAGGTGTTTGGCTTGACCAACGATAAGTTGAAGACAGGTGTCTATGGTCTTACGAGCAAGCCGAAGGTTTCTTCTGGGGCTCTGACATGGGACATGTACGATTTGGGGCGCGAGAACCATAAACTGATTGCTTTTCCTAATATTTCTTGGACTAGTCCCTTCAAGATTAATGTGACAAATGGTGAAGAAGAGATCGCGGAAATTGAAACAACTTTCTCTGCGTTTGCAGATGAGAATGGCTTCTTCTACTATGAAGCAATTGAAGGCGATGATGTTGCTACGGATGTGGTAAGCGGTTGGAACAAGACCTTCACACCAACATTAGTCAAGAAAGCAGAGCTTTAGGAGGGATAAGTAATGTCTGAAAAAATTACTGAATTGAAATTGTTGAATGGGGAGTCTGTTAAGATTCAGACTCCTATCAGTTTGTATGATTGGAAGAAAGCCAAGAAGGACGGCCTCCTAACGCAAAATGCGTTTGCTTCCGCAATGAAAAATGGTGGAGGAAATCCAAATATCAATGACAAAGATTTGGAGAATGCTCCATTTGTTGCCTATCGTGCAGCTGGTGGAACTATGTCAAAGGATGAATTTGAGAAAGCTGTGGTCTTCGATTTACAAATTGCTGGACGTATTTATAAGCAAATTGTGCAGGGGAATGGTCAGCCAAAAAAGGAGAAATCCAACTAGCGTTTGAAAGGAAGACGAAAAAAGGGAAGAGTAATGGTCGTGCTCCTCGGATCAACTGGGAAAAGGTTGAGGTGGATGAGGTTATCGGCTATTACTCTTTTGTCTTTGGGATTGATATGCAGTTGGTGTTAGAGATGTCTATCCAAGAAGCTGAGGAGATGGCAAGTCTGAAAGTGGCTATCGAGGCTTGGAAGCATAGTGAGTAGGAAGGAGGTCAAATGGCAAAGCAAAGCGAAGTAAAGGTAACTTATAAAGTCTTAAATTCTGAATTTAACAAGGGAATATCAGAAATGAATTCCAAGATAACGTCGTTGAATAAAGAATTTAGATTGCAACAGGAACAAATGCGTCTGACTGGTAGCGAGACTGATAAGCTAGAGTCAAAGCTGAATAAATTGACCTCTGAATACTCAATCGCCCAAGAGAAGACTAGGTTAGTTGAGCAAGGACTAAAAGAAGTCACGAAGGCTACTGGCGAAAACTCTAAGGAAACTCAGACGTGGACCAATAAGCTACTGGATGCTAAACGTAATGAAGAATACCTAAAGAATGCCATTGAACAAACCAAGCAAGCCTTGGACAAGGAACGTGAGGCTGTCAATCAGTCTGCTCGTACTTCGCAGGAACGCAAAGAAAAACTATCTGCGTTGAAAACTGAACAAGATAGATTGGCGGACTCTGCTGATAAAATCAAAGCCAAATACGATTTAGAGCGGTCAGCTCTTGGGAACAATGCCAAGGAGTCTGATTTGCTTAAAATCAAGAAAAAAGAACTTGCTGAACAGATGAAAAATACTGGCCAGCAGGTTGAAAATTTGGAGAGGCAGTTAGAGATTGCCAGAGCTGAGTATGGTGAGAATAGTCGTGAAGTAGACAAGCTAGAAAAAGAACTGCTTGAATCAAAGAAGGCTTTTCAAGATTATGCCAACGAGGCTAAGAAAGCTGACGACTCTCTTGGTCGATTTGCTGATAAGGCAAAGAGTTTAGGTAGTAAATTAACCTCTGTTGGTCAAGGATTGACAATGGGGCTGACTGTTCCGATTTTAGCTGGTGCGGGTGTTGCCATTAAGGCGGCAAGTGATTTTGAATCAGCCTTTGCAGGGGTCATGAAGACAAATGACGAAGTTGTTGACGCGAATGGCAAGGTCATTATTAGCTACGATGACTTACGGAATGGCATTCGCAACATGGCAAAGGAAATTCCTGCGAGTACGACAGAAATTTCTGCCGTAGCAGAAGCTGCAGGGCAATTAGGGATTAGGACGGAGAATGTCTTAGACTTTACCCGTGTCATGATTGACATGGGGCAATCCACCAACTTGTCAGCCGAAGAGGCAGCTAATTCTATGGCACGCTTGGCAAACATCACGCAGATGCCTCAGGATAAATTTGATGAATTAGGGTCGACGATTGTTTCCTTGGGTAACAATTTTGCGACAACCGAATCAGAGATTTTGGAGATGGGATTGCGTCTGGCTGGTACAGGTAATCTTGTAGGTCTGACTGAAGCTCAAATCATGGGTTTAGCTGCCGCTATGTCATCTGTCGGTATCAATGCTGAGGCTGGTGGTTCTGCAATGAGTCGTATCATGCAAAAAGTCAATACGGCCGTTCTTGAAGGTGGGGAAGCCTTGACTAGTTTTGCGGACGTAGCAGGACAGAGTGCAGAAGACTTTGCCGTTACGTGGCAAGAAAGACCACAGGATGCTATTGTAACACTGATAAAAGGCTTGGGAAGAATCAAGGACGAAGGAGGAAATGTTACAGGTACTTTGAAAGACCTTGGGCTTGAATCCGTTAACGAAATTGACGCAATGCAGCGTTTAGCAGGTGCAGGCGAACTACTAGAAACTGCATTTAGAAAATCTGGTGAAGCGTGGACAGAAAATATTGCTTTGTCAGAAGAAGCTCAGAAGCGATATGAAACGTTCCAAAGTAAACTATCAATCGTCAAGAATAGACTAGCGGATATTGCAGTTGAATTTGGTGGCCCATTGATGGACGCTGCCGCAGATGTACTGGATGCGTTAGAACCTGTTTTTGATTTTTTAGCAAATCTTGCCAAAGGGTTTGCTGATTTGCCAAAACCAATGCAGCAAGTCATTGTGGTTATTGGTAGCATCATTGCTGCACTAGGACCGTTATTGATTTTTATCGGACAGATAGCAACTGGAATAGGCTCTATTGCTGGTCTATTCGCACAAGGTGGAGCACTTGCAGGTGTTATACCTTGGATAACAGGAACTTTGTTACCTGCATTGGGAGGAATAGTTTCCGCGATTGTATCTTGGCCTGTATTGATAGGTGCTGCATTAGTAGCTTTAGTGGCAGTTGTCGTCATGTATTGGGATGAGATTGTCGCATGGATTGGACAAGCCTGGGAGAAGATTAAAGAATTTTTTGCACCTATCGGAGAATGGTTTGCGGAGAAGTGGGCGAGCGTAAAAGAGGCTACAGTCCAGTTGTGGGCAGAGTTAACTACATGGTTATCGGAAACGTGGACATCTTTTATGGAGGGCGCCAAAGTACTATGGGATGGATTAGTTAACATCTTTACATTTGCGTGGCTGTTGGTAAAAGAGGCTTTTAACATCGCATGGCTTGCTATTGAAACACCTCTACGATTGGCATGGGAGATATTCTGGGCATTTACTCAGGAATTTTGGACAGGGCTTGCTACATGGTTTTCTCAACTATGGGACACCATCAAAACTGCTGTTTCAAATGTTTGGGATGCTATTAGTAGCTATCTTACTGGTGTATGGACCGCTATTTCAAGCAAGGTCACAGAAGTTTGGTCTGCTATCAAAAAATGGATGGAAGATACTTGGACAGCCGTTTCTAGTAAAGTCATCGAAATTTGGACTCAAATCTCAGGATACCTAACTGGTGTCTGGACTGCTATTTCTGGTAAAGTTACCGAAATTTGGAATAGCATTAGGTCTAAAATCTCAGAAGCTTGGACTGCTGTATCAAGTACGACTGCTCAAATTTGGAGCAATATAAGCTCTCAAATTTCTAGTATTTGGAATGGTATCAAAACAAACATTGCCCAAGTCGTCGACAATGTACGTAATTCGATTGCCAACGGATTTAATGCTGCTAAGAATAGTGCTGTTAATATTTTCAACGGCATACGAGACGCTATTAGTCGTGCCATTAATGGGGCAAAGGATGCTGTCGGAAATGCTATTAATACCATGAAGAGTTTCTTCAACTTTTCTTGGAGTTTACCTAAAATCAAACTTCCGCATCTAAGTGTTAGCGGTAGTTTCAGTCTTGCTCCGCCTAGAGTGCCTCATTTTAGCATTGAATGGTACAAATCCGGTGGTATTATGACTGATCCTGTTGCGTTTGGTCGAAACGGAAACAATCTAATGGTTGGAGGAGAAGCTGGACCAGAGGCTATTTTGCCATTAACTGATGAAGTGCTGGGTAAAATTGGTCAAGCCCAAGCGAAGGCGAGTGGCATGGTGGGCAATACTGTCCATGTCACTAACTATGTAACAATGAATGCCACTGTTGATAGTGATTACGGTACAGACCACTTTTTTGATAAGGTGGATAAGTGGATTGCTGACAAGAGCGATATCCGTAATTTCTCTACGGGAGGTGTTGCTTAAAAAGGAAGTGCTGAGAGGATGAATCTGAGCACTTCTAATTTTTTTGAAAGGAGACTTAATGCTTAAAACGTTATTAGACGGCTCATTTCCAGATAGTTTGAAGTGTTGTTTAGCAACTCGACCTGTTATTCCTAGTCCAGAAATGGAGTATGAAGATATTTCTATTCCAGGTAGGGATGGTTCGTTGACGAGGGAGTTGGGGTACAAGAATATTCCAATTGAATGTGAATACAATATGCTGGAAGAGGTCAATATCAAGAGTCTAGTAAGGACTGTCAAGGGTTTCTTTGTCGGGAAAAAAACTTTGCGTTTTTCGGATGATGATGTGTATTACAAAATCAAAAAAATACAGTTTTCAGACATCGAGAACGAGGTGGCAGAGTATGGTCGGTTCACAGTTACATTTGAGTGTGATCCGTTTCAATACGCTTTGAACAGTAGTGTTTCATTGGTAAATGGTCAATCTTTTCAAAATATAGGGACTTATCGTTCCAAGCCTTATCTGAAGGTATTTGGTTCTGGTACGTTGACGGTGAATGGCAAGTCCATTATTTTGCGTGATGTTGGTGACTATATCGAACTTGATAGTGATTTGCAGAATGCTTATAGAGGTACTGTAGATATGAATCGAAATATGGTTGGCGAATTCCCCGAATTTGTGCCTGGCACCAATAGGGTGTCCTGGTCAGGAAATATCACTAAGGTTATTTGTGAAGGGAGGTGGCGGTATATATGATTTGTCTGTATGCGGCTGATGAAAGTCTTTTTGAACATAATGGATTAGGGATATTAGATAATGACTTGAAAAAGTGTCGTGTTGAAGAGGAGTTAAACAATCTGTATACTTTGACAGCTCAATATCCACTTTGGGCAAAATTTGGCAAGTCGATTCGCAATGGGATGATCATCAAGGCTCCCACCCCAAATGGTGACCAGTTGTTTCGAATTTACCAGTCTAAGCCGTCGATGGGAATGTTGGAAATCCATGCTTTTCATATTTTCTATGACTTAGCTTTCAACTTTGTAGAGGATACCAACATTGTATCTAAGAGTGGTCAAGCATGGTTGCAACAATTGTCTCAGAATACACAGTACCGTCATCCTTTTACTTTCTTTAGTGATATTTCCACGGTGGCAGGGTCTAGGGTAGTTCGTAAGAACTGTGTAGAGATTTTGCTGAATACGTCGTTGGATAATTCCTTTGTCAATCGGTTTGGTGGTGAGATTCTTCGTGATAATTTTAAGGTCTATTTTAATCGAGCAATTGGAGAAAATAGAGGTTTTAAAATCCGTCACAAGAAGAACCTCAAAGGCTATACTGCTAACATTGATGACAAATCGGTCATCACTCGTATCATGCCTATTGGTTTTGATGGACTTTTGTTGCCAGAAAAATATGTTGATAGTCCTCGGATTAGTGACTATCCTTTTCCAAGAATTGGTAAAGTTGAGGTTGATGTAAAGGCGGCAGTTGGTGAAAATGCAGATGCCAAAGATGCTATTCCTCTGAATGAAGCCTATACCAAAATGCGTGTCTTAATCAAAGAGCAATTTGGCGTTATTGATGTTCCCACCTGCTCCTATGAAGTTGACTTTGTTGAATTGTCAAAAACTAAGGAATATGCTGATTTCCAAAACCTTGAAACTGTTCGAATTGGCGATACGGTAACGGTCAGTCATGATGAGGATGGGTTCTATGTAGAAGCTAAGGTAATCCGTTATGAGTATGACAGTTTGGCGGGTAGCTTGTTGAGGATTGAGGCTGGACAGTTTGAGTCTAGAAGTAGTAACAACTCTATCAACCAACAGAGGAGCATCGAGCAACAGCTCGAAGACGTAAAGACAGAAACTAGCAACATGGTGCAGGTCGCAGCAAACGGAAAGAACACGATTTATCGTGGAGTAGACAGACCTACAAATGCTAATGTCGGTGATTTGTGGTATGAACCTCTTGAAAATTCTGTCGTATTGAAGCAATGGTCCGGTGTGGATTGGGAATTGATTCCAATCAGTGACCAAAATTTAGGGAACGTCAATGTTAATAATCTGAGTGGTAATCATATCGATGTTCGGCGTTTTCGTATTTCCTCTGGAGATAGGGATATTTTGTATGTTAATGAGGTTGGCGAAGTTATATTAAACGCAAAGCGGGTTCAGATTGATTTTACGGACGTTGCTACTAAAGATGATTTGGAGAAAATTGAATTGACTCCTGGACCAAAAGGCGAAAAAGGAGACCCTGGCAATGATGGTGTCGCTGGTCGTGATGGAAATAAAGTTTATACCTCAATATATGAAATGAGTGCCAACCAATCCGGTATTTATTTATCCGATTTGACACCTACCGCAAACCCTGCCAATCTCCCTCCAATAGGTTCAATAGTTATAGCACCGTCTGGGAAAATGTATCCCATTATTGCATTGAATCCAACTAGCACTCCTCCGTCGTACACAGCCGGAGCGCTAGTAGGGAATATTAAAGGACCACAAGGCGATAATGGTCAAACACCCGTAGTTCATTGGGCTTATTCTGATAATGCAGATGGTACAGGTCTGACCACGTCTGATAATGGTCAGCGGTACATTGGACACTATTCGGACTATGACCAAATTGATAGCACGGACAAGACCAAGTATCGCTGGGCGGATAGATGGGCGAAGATTGAAGTTGGTGGTATTAATTTACTGACGGATACAGATGAGGAGACCGTTTATATCAGTAAAGACCCTGCTGCTATGGAATTTTTGCGAACGCCTTATGACTTGGCAAAGGTTTTTGATAAGCATGGTCTGGCGACATATACTCTGAGCTTTGATTTAAAGGCAGATAAGGATGGAGCGGTCCATGTGTATATGCAAAATGGGTCGGGGTCTCGCTATGGCGGTCTCCATGCGGACATCGGTGTTACGACGGAATGGAAGAGGTATCATGTGACCTTTACCCCGACAGAAGGAAATATGGAACTAAGCGAAAGCTTTTTGGCTTTCTACGGTGTTTATGGGACTGGTGTAGTGCCATATGCAAGAAAATTTCAACTGGAAAAAGGGACTGTCCCGACGGATTACGGTCTGAATCCAAATAGTATGCGAGTTGGCGGACGGAACTATCTCCGAAACAGCAGTTTTGTAGATGGTGTGTCCTATTGGCAAAATAATTCGGGAGCTGAACAATTTTCTTGGCGGTCCGTCCCAGAATTTGCAACACAGTTAGGGCGAAAGGGGTGTATCCATCTCTACAGTAATGGTCTTCCGCTTGATTCTTTAGGTATTTTCCAAGTAATACAAGATATGCAGTTATCGGAACAGGAAAAAATTACTCTGTCATTTGATGTAGTGGGGCGAGAGGGGAACGATAGCGGATTGATGGTGATTATAAACAATCATTTGTTTGACGTTAGACAGATTATTCCTGCTAGTTCCATACGCACCTACAGTCAATTTACTAAGACTAGCCTTGAGAGAAAAGCATTGACCTTCACAATCCCCAAAGCTTGTGATGCCATTAGTGTCATTATCATCTTCCATGGCGGTATAACAGGGGATGTCGTCCTAACAGATTTAATGTTGGAGAGAGGGTTAGTGGCAACAAGCCACCAGGAGTCACCTTCGGATATTGCAGACCGCATTGGTGTAAAAGCGGACCAAGCATTGACCCAGGAACAGCTCAACACCCTAAACGAGCGAGCAGGTATCATTCAAGCGGAGCTGGAAGCCAAAGCGAGTCTGGATACTGTAAACAATATCTTGAAACAAATCAAAGATATGAAAGTAGCCGACGAAGCTACATGGGCCAAAGTTGAAAAGGACCTGATAACTCACTTACAGCGTGTCATAAAAATTGAGACAAACCTAGGAGACCAAGCACAGCGCTGG